ATAAGAATGGTGTCCTTTGCTGGGTATTGATCAATGATGAGGCCCATCGCTTCATCAAAGTCTGCCGGTTCTCCTGGGTTTAATTTACTGATAATCATCTCACCACGGGCGTCGTATGCACGAAGAACAGGTTTCTCTTTTTCAATCTCAACATTAAAATGTTTGCCGAAATAAGCTTCAGCAATTTCAGGGTTAAGACTGGTTTTTTTCTTTTCACCGGTAAAAAAAGGAGAGGAAGCAAACTTGGTGGAAATCATAAGGGTTCTAATCTGGGCATCTTTGCCCTGAAGAACCTGGATATGGGCTTTTTGTACTTCTGCTATTTGAGCGTCCTTAACAGAGAGTTTTCCTTCATAACTCTCTTTCATATCCTTCTTTAATGCTTCTACTTTGGAAGCTTCAAGCCAGTCCTTTTCATTAAAGTTTCGAACCGTTTCCAGAGCACCATCCGCTTCTTCTTTCCATTTATTCAGGTCCTCAATCCCATCAAAAACTTGGAACTTATCCCGAAGGGTAGTGTATTTGGTTCGGTCCACTTTGTTTTGCCGGCCAAGATCATTGATTTTTTGGTACATACCGGGTGGATCAAGTGGTAATTCCGCCCCATTATCATCCAAATAAATGATCTTTCCATCTTCAGTTATTACCGGTGCATTCGTTTCTTCGTTAAACTTGATTTTCAGTCCCATTTTAAATCCTCCCATTCGGGTTGTTAAGCCATGATAATCCCATTCAGGTTACCAAGTCAGAAAAATAAAATACCGTTTTCGGTATTGTAATTACGCACATCGAAATGAAACCAACTCACACCATCTTCAACAGCGGTTATATACTGGTATTCTTCCTTGTACGGGTTCTTTTTTAAATCTTCTCTTATGTCTTGTGCAGTGATTTTTTAGGAATAAGATCCAAAGCCCGGCCAAAACAATGCTGGGAAGTAAAACTAGAAAAAGTGGGTGTGATTTGACCGGTGATATGTAATTGTTCTTTATCAATCAATTCAATTACGGGCCGGTACCCCCTATACTGGGCTTGTCCACCAAATTTGTAATCGTTGATAGATATAGAACCAAATCTTTTGCGAAGCTGATCTGCAGTCCAGGTTACCCTTGAATCAATCAAACGCCAAATGGTATCAGCGATAATACCATTTTTAGTATGATCGCTGATTGTTTTTTTGGTGAATAATTCTTCAGGGATAAAATATTCAGGTATGTAACTCATGTGTCTCATATCCTACTCCACTAAGTACTTTAATATATAAGGATATATAACCACACAAAGTAAAAAAATAAAGAGTTTTTTGGAAGTCTAAAATATTAAGATAAGTACCTGATTTAATAAGCAACCCCTTCTTTTAGTACGGGTGGAGTATAAGAAATCAATTCAAAATTTTGTAAATCTTCTTTCATACGTTCGAATATTACCATGTCCGGATCTCCTTCCCCTGGACTTGGGAAAGGTTCCCTGTAATTATCAAACATAATTGAAAGGGATGTAAATTCTGTTTTTATATATCCATTGTTTATTTCAAAACCAATACCAAAATATGTTCCTTTTATCATGATAAATCCCCCCACATAACTTTAAGACATAAATCAAAATATTCAGGGTCTTCCTGGAAAAATGTCATGGGGTCAGTATACATATGCTCAATGCCCATGGAAAGAATTTCTGTACATGAACGCCCATAATCTTTACCACAGTAATGAGAAAAGAATTCATCCTTCCACCCCATTTCGTCCGGTTTACCATTCGCCCCTTTATATATTACAGATTTCTTTTCATTTCCGACTCTTTTATCTCTAAAATCAAGTGCTGCTTCACGTGCCCTTGGATAATTGATTTCAACGGCATGGGTATACTCATGAATCAAGGTCTTGGTGTCAGTTAGTGATCCTAATGAAATCTTCTTATTCGTATAATCACAATAAGCCCTGGAACTTTCTTTAAATATAATTGTATTTGTTGGTATTTCTTTTACCACTTTACTGTGAAACATTTTTTCAAGATCGGTAACCATCTCATTAAAAAAATGCCCCTGCATCTTAGCTATTTTTTTATTACCACTTAATTGGTCTGCTGGTAATTTAAATTCTATCTTACTTGTTTCATTCGGCCTAATAAAAGAATTAAATTGGTTGGCCTTATATTCTTCGCGTATTTTTTCCGCTTGGGACTTTTCAAATCTTAATGCAGAGATTAGTTCGCCTTCCTTCACAGCTGCATCGAATAACTTCTTTCTAACCGGGTCTTTCGGATCTAAAAATTCGGTGGCATCGACTTTTTTACCTGCATTGTATGTTTTTAAGTCCAAGCCGGCTTTATCGTAAATACCTTTTTGTATATGGTATTTCTTAACTGCATCTTCATAATTTTGGGATAGTGATTTATACTCTTCACTTGCATAAATAGAATTCATATGACCCTCTACCAATTTTATACTGGGCCTTCTAAAATATGTATCCGGTTCCTCTTCTTCCTGTTTTACTTATTTCAAAGCTTCTCTAACTTGTTCTTGGAGCTCTATTTTTTGTTCATCAGTTAACCAGGAAGAACGGACCGGTTGCCAATGGTGTCTGCAATTATACCCACCACGGTTTGTCATAGCTGGGCCTGATTTTCCTGCCCAGCTAAAAGTCCAAGAATTGATCTGTTCTTTGGTATAGGCTTTACCCACCCTTTCTATACAAAATTGCCTGGATGATTTCATAACTGTACCCATATAAAGGAAGGTATCAAAATCAGCATCTTCCCCCTTTTTAAGCATTACGGAGTTATGATAATTCATAACCATGTCCCTTGCATGCAGGGTAGAGTATTGGGACAATGGTCTTCCAGTAACAGATTTTAAACCAATTACAGCATTTGTGATAGTATCCACTAATTCGGAATAATGGGACCCAGCGATCACCTGGTTATACATCTGTTGCACTACTTTGTTTTTATTAGTATCAGATAAAGAAACGAAATCCGCATAATAAGAATCCTGAAGGGCTTGCATCATTTTATCATCGATACTTGTGAATTTAACCGCTTCGCCTAAATCAGATAGGTTAGTAGTGATAGTCCCCCGTACCTGGTGTAAACTGGCTATCTCCTGTCTCATTTTATCGGTAAATTCAGTGGCATAAAGGGTTTCTATCTTAGAATGCAGTTTCTGGGCTTGGAGGAAGGCTACCTTATCACTTACTAAAATACCCTCTCCATTTGTTTGTAGTATCTTACTTGCGTCAATCAGTTTTTTATTTAAAATTTCCATACTTTTCTGAACCGCTTGGATATGGTCTGATTGGATTTTGGAAAGGGCTTCATCTGTCTTTTTGGATGCCTGGATTATTTCTTTTACTGTTGCCATTTATATCATTCCCATTAAAAGATTTATAAAGACAAAAAGGAATCGCGGTCCTTTGTATGAATAAGATTTAAAATGGTATTACTAAACTTGCCATGGGCTTTTAATAAAATAAAAAGGAAGCCATAAGAACCTAAGTACAAAAGGAACATCTGGCTTCCGAATACGTTTATTCTTCTATTTCTTGTTCAGCACCCATACCTTTATCCATTATGGCCTGTGTCTCTGGGTCTTCCTGATCCATTTGTTCCGTAACAGTCACTTCCGATTTCTTTTGGATAGATTGTTCGATTTCTTTGTCTATTACCATTTGTTCATCTTCAGACATAGAAGGAAGAACCTGCCTTGCTGTTTGTTTCTGAAGCAAAGCATTAAATGTATCAGACATAACAACGGTCTTCGCAGTTAAAGCATTAGCCAAATCAACAGAAATTTCCTGGACATCAAAATTCTTTGACCTGCCAAAATGAACTTCGTTTTTAAGTTCATCCCACAACATTTCCCATTTAAGGAAAAATTCAAGGATTTTGTTTTCTGCCTTTTCTAAGTTAATGGCTTTGGACACCAAATTAGAATTAAGCATCTGGAATTCTGTTTTAAGAGCCACCCCAGATTTGGCTTGGGTAGAAACTTCGGTAGAAGTAATACCACCAATATTTGCCGCCCTGTATATCTCTTGGACCTTTTTACTGATGGTATCTAAAATTGCCCTGACAGCAGATTCTACCTCTGGTTTCATCCATTCTGGTTTAGATTCCGGATACTCTGGATCATATTCTTGGATAATTTGGACCGAAACCTCATCTTCCTGGACAGATTGCTGTGATTTGGATGGATCTGCCGGTAACCTTGGTTTCAACATCATTGGGAATGCGGCAAAGTTTATAATTTCTTCAATCTGGGAGGTATTCTTAATTACAGACAAATCAGTACGGGCAATGTCTTCAATATCAGATTCACCAATAAAGTTGTCTTCAGTTTTAAGGTTGTAAAACCAAAAGAAAGGTACCTCTTTCAATGGATTTATCCCGGAAGCAACCGGTTTCACCTGTTCCATCCCCATGCCAATTGAGACCTTCCTCTCTGGTCCTGGGCCGTTAATATTCACCACAGGAACACCAATATTGGGATTGGTATTTGAGCCCGCATTTGTTGTGGATTTTTCTATAATGAAGGTACCCCACTCTTGTTCTGTCCAAATGCGGTAAGTACCATCATCATCAAGGAGCTTAACCATTTTAAGGACTGGTCTTTTGTTCTCATTTATTCCCCATTCCCAATCAAGGATCGCCGGTGGTTGGTACGATGCGATATACGGGTATATCTTTGCATCTTTTTGTTCTTTCTTTGTTTGATAAAACCCCTGTCCTTTGTCCACAAGAACCCCCATGTGCCCCAGAATAGAAGCATACAAAGAGATATGTCGTAAAACAAGATCATAATGATCCCCTTGAAGGTTGGAATCCCGGAAAAACATTTCCCAAATCTTATTAGATTCCAAGGCCTTCAGTTGTCTTCCAATGGGTGGTTTATTAAACAAATGGAAGGTAAGAATTTTTACAACAGACTTTGAATAACCAAAGGAATATAATTCTTTTATCCTCCTTTCATATGCTGATTGTGGTTCTCTTTCATGTTTTGGTATGTACCCATTTTTCAAAAGGGAATCCACCCCTTTGTAAATAGAAAGGAATAGCTTCCAAGAGGATGCTCTATCTTGGTATTTGGTATTAGTCCTTCTTAATTCTTCAACGGTTGGTGTTCTCATTGGAGCGTATCCTCCTCCCACTTAAATAATTCTTTTGAATATACCAAAATCAGATGATTTACCAGTAGGGATAGACTTTGAACTGGAACCATCTGATTTGGGATTACCGGCTGTACCTGAATTTTGTTCTTCCCTATCCCCGGAGCCCCCGGATCTCCCAACACTTTTCATTGCTTTCAATTCTTCTTCTTTCTTATCCACCATTCTGGAAGCGGCTTTTTGGGCAGAGTTCAACCGGTTTGGGTTGTTCTTAATACGCTCAGCTTCCATTAAAGTTTCTGCATCCCATTCGCTTCTATACGAGTTGTTTATCATTTTAACTTCTCCTTTTCAAAAACTTATTTTATCAATTTTTATAACATTAAAACAAACATCATCATTAATACAAACATGGTTCCACTGACCAGATGGTCTCATCGTCCTCCAATTCTTTTATATGGTAAGATGGAAAATCAAAACGAACTGCATTAATACCATTTCTCTTTTTCCGTTCATTTACCCATGCTATTTTACCAAAGAGAATTACAAGAAGCCATGCCAAACTGGTTAAAAACCCCAAACTGCTCTCCCTTTTTGATAAGTCATAAAACATAAAATCCAAGACGGACTTGTCTATATCCATATATACCAATTCACCCTCAACATTTAAACCTTTTTCTAAACCTTTATCAAAAGGTCTAAAAAAGATTAACCCACCATACCGGTAACCAATATCATGTGGTCCAGCTCCTAAAAGTAAAGTTCCACTTGGATCCGAAAAAGAATGAAGTATTTTGGGAACCGAAGCCCCATCATAGGTAAATCCCCTGGGCAAGAAAATCCATTCGTTTTTGTAAGGACTCCAAATAACATGATCTGTAAAAACCTTCCATTCCCGTCTGTAAAACAAAAACTTCTTAAATTTAGGCCAAACCCCAGTTACCAGTGTAGATGGAACGGCTTGTACAACTGGGAAATGGATTTCTTTTGTAAGTTTTCTCACCACTCTTTTGTTCATTTTTACCCTTTCATAGCGCTTTGTTAATCATATTCAATAGTTGTAAAATGACCCTGGGCCACCGCTCTAAACTGGCTTAACCCAGTTAAATTATCCTGTATTAAAATTTCAAGACTTTGTCCTGTATCTATCCTAAGAGCAATACCATGGTTTTCCATCCCAGCAAAAGAAAAACAAGCAAGAAGGCCATAATAACCAGACGGAGCTTTGGTAGAATATTCTAAAGAGGCGGCTCTCAATCCAATACCGGCATTTGTCTTAATAGTCCAATAATTTTCGTATTCACTTCCTTGTGGATCTAATTTCTTCCTTAAGACAATACCCCTTGTCAATGCTGTTATACCACCAAATAAAGCATCATCCATCGGGGTTGGACTCATTATGTGGATTATAATTCTGGTTATATCCACCGCACCCGGGTAAGGATTTGTTAAAGAAAAAACCTGTGGACTAATCGATCCATTTACGTTCATTTGATTAACCCGTTCATATACATATGTATTAGAAGGGATAAAAGAATAAGGTATCGGAGTATCCAAAGTTATCGTATTTGTATTAATAGAAACAACCTGACCTGAATAATACCGGTGTATTTCTTTTTGGCCTGGTAAATCCACAAAACTAATATAATCACCCTGAACTATAGAATGACCTGCACTCAACAAAGCAGTATATGAATTTATGGTTGGAGATTGTGCTAATGTCATGTTTGTACCAATAGTTTGGGCGAACATAAAATC